CAAACACGCTGCCCTCCATGCGGTGATCGCCGCCGTTCCATCGGTAGCCGCCCGCAAAACGTGCCGTCCGCTGGTCGGCAAGCGTCGAGGCGAGTACAGCGTCGGTGTTGTCCACCTCCACCATCGCGCCATCATGCAGCGATTCAGCCTTGCGCCCGGTTGCGCGGGATAGCGTCCCGGTGGCCTTGGTGATCACGCCATCCGCAACAGATGCCGCGCCGGATGCCACGGACTGCGTGCCGCCTGCGAGCGCGTAGATGCCAGACGCGGTGTTCGTCGCGCCGCGAATGCATACAGCGGCCTCACCCGATGCGGTGTTGGTGTTGCCCATGGCCACGGCGTTCGCACCCGATGCCGTGTTTGAAAAGCCAAGGGCGATAGAGCGGGTGTTGCTGGCAACGTTTGCGTCGCCAAGCGCAACCGATCCAGCGCCGGATGCGGTGTTGTTGCTGCCAACCGTAAACGATCCAGAGCCGGACGCAGAGCGGCTTGCGACCGTGCGGGTGTGCTGCAAATCGACCGCACCGACGCCGATGGATGTCGGCGCAACTTGCCCGGTGGCTAGGCGGGCAATGCGCGTGTTGCCCTGTGTCGCGCCGGATGGCTCTGTCCCGGTGAGGTTCACGGCGGAGGCTGCGGAGGCGAGCGCCGCCGCAATCGCCGTGCCAGCGGGGTTCACATCCGCCGCCGTGCCGCCGACAGCGAGCTTCTCGCTATCCAACTCATTGATCGCCGCCTGCACGGTTGTCGCCGCAATTCCGCCCGCTGGCGTGTTGGAGATGGCCGTTGCCGCGTGCGCTGCGGTGTCGTCGATGTGCGCTGTCAGGTTCCCGGCGACCGTCGCCGCGCTTCCTGCCGGGTCGTAGAGGCCGTTCTTCACCCCGATGCTGATAGACCCGTCGCCGTTCGTCGCCTTGACTTCCAGCGTGCCGGAATGCGGGCGGACGGGGCCTTTCGTGGCGGTGTTGAGGTAGGAGGTGGGGTTGGACCAGTCGATGACGTTTCCGGCGGGGAGGGTGCCGGAGTCGGGGACTTCGGGGTAGAGTATGCAGATTCCTCGGGCCTGGATGACGTTGAGGCTTCCATCCAGTACCACCAGGTCAATGAGCATCCGCCCGCTGTTGTCGAGTTCGGCGGGGGTTAGTTCCGCAAACAGGCTGGCGGCTGCCGTTGCGCCCGCGTCGCCGGTGACGCTGCGGATCCACGTTGTCCGGTCGGGACTGGACAGGTTGACTTTCAACTCCATGTCGTCGTGGTCAATCGGCGTGCCGTCGCGGGTGAGAACGACTTCAATCTGCACGTCGCTCCCCTGGACCGCTTCCAACACAAGGTCGGGGACCAGTCCATCATTGAGTTCAAGGGTGTAGGTGACGGTGGGGAGGGCGGTCATGGGAGGTGAAGAGGTGAAGAAGTGAAGAGGTTAAGAGTTTCTGGTTTCTGGTTTCTGGTTTTAGGTTGAAGAGAAAAGGGTTTCTGGTTTCTGGTTTCTGGTTTCTGGTTGAAGAGAAGAGGGTTTCTGGTTCAGGAACTTCAACTTGGAACTTGGAACTTGAAACTTGGAACTTGAAACTTGAAACCTTTAATAAGTCAGCGCTTCGCTGCGGATGACGCCGCTGCTGCCGCCTTCGCGGATGAACTTTGCGGCGAGGGCCTGCTGTCGGCTGATCTCGTAGAATGGGAGTCCGGCGGTGAGCAGGAAGCCGGTGGTGGTTGCCACGGGCGCCGTGCCGTCGGTGGTCATGCGGACGCTCTGCCCCTGCACCTGGAAGCGGATGACATGGGCGGAGTCGGGAATCGCGGCGGCCGCAAACGCGACGCCGCCCACGGTGGCATCGACGGTGAGGCTCGCGCCGGACCCGGCGACGGTTTTCATGGAGGAGGGCTGGTTGACTTGGAAGGAGGCGTTCATGGGTGTTTACCGGGTGAGGTGGATGCGGAGTTGGGGTTCTTGCTGCTGCTGGGATTCTTCGGCGATGAGGGTGCGCTCGAGTTCGGAGAAGGCGCGGCCGGCTTCGATGTCGGCACGGTCCCCGCGTCCGTCGTTGCGGAGGAGTTCGGCAAAGGTGGCGCGGCGGACGTATTCGGATAGAAATTCGGGGATGCGCTGCCGCTCCCAGTGGGTGGCGGAGCTGACGGCGTTGCCGGTGTTGCTTCCGACGAGGCTGCGGTAGCAGTCGCCGCTGGTGGCATCGTACACCAGGTCGCCTTCGGCGTAGGTGGTGGCGCCGCTGTAGGCGACGCGGGTGAGCTGCGGGGGCCGGACGCGGTACTGGACAAAGGCGGTGGCGGGGGCGAGGCGGGCGACTTCGAAGCCGCGCGCGGATACCCAGAAGTGCAGTTCCATCGGGGCCTTGTTGGCGCGGGGGTCGCTGCGGGTGATGGCGAAAACGTGGTCGATGGTGTCGAGTCCGGTTTCGGCAAAAGGAATGTACTTGTTGTCGTCCGCGTCGGTTTCGACAGTCCGCTCTTCAAGGCTGCGGATGGAGGACCAAATGGCGTTGTGCCAGGCTTCGCGCAGGGCCTGGGTGGCGAGATCGGCGATGAGTTCCTGTTGTCCGGCGGACCCGGGCCATGTGGCGGGGTCGTATTCCATGAGGCGAAGGATGCGCTCATAGACGGATTTGAAGGTGACGGCGCGGTAACTCATTGGGCGGTGGCGAAGCGGGGGGGTACAATGAGGCCCTGCCGGGTGGGCGGGGCGGTGGGAGTGGCGGCGGCCTTGTCGCTGTCGCGGAGGCGGCGGTAGGCCTGGGCGGCGGGGCCGGGGGTCCATCCGGAAAGGATGCGGACTTGCGCGGCCTCGGAGTGGACGCGGCACTGGGGGTTGTCGCGCAGGAATTCATGGACGAAGCCGGGATCCTGCCAGCATTCCATGCCGAGTTTGCGTATCCAGAAATGGTAGGAGTTGCGCGGAATGCGGAAGGACATGTGGGTGCCGTCGGGCATGCGCACGCGGCGGATGCCGTGGCCGCTCCATGAATTCACTTCCCGCAGTTCGCGGTCGAGCATGGCCCGTTCGCGGGCATGGACGCGCTTCATGACCTTCTGGACAAGTTCCGGGCTTTCGGGCAGTAGCTGGGCGGAGAGCATGAGGACCTCGGGGATATGAAAAAGGGGTCCGACGTCCGGCGGAAGAGGGCATCAAAGGAGAAAAGCCCATCACGGACGCCGGACCCCAAGGGGTTCTCGGCTTACTGCTGGATGTCGAAATACAGTTCCAGCACGCCGGTGTCAATGTCCGACAGGGACTTGTCGGCCATGGAGCCGACAATCAGGTTGATGACCGTCGCGGAGGTGTAGACGTAGTTCGGTCCCGCGTTGATTTGGGCAACGAGGGCGTTGAACGCCGTCTTGAGCGCGTTGGCGAGGGCCTGGGTGGTGCCGGCATCGGAGCCGTCCGCCGTGGCAACGGCGGCGATGTTGCCGCCGATGGTGCCCTGTTTGAAGTCCACCTCGGTTCCGTTCTCGTTGATCTGGGTGGAGGGCAGGAGACGATCGACGTCGCCGCTGTCGCCCGCGGTGATGGCGACGTTGTTGAAGGCGGCGTCGCTGGCGTCTTTGAACGGCACTTTGAGAATCATCTTCACCAGGCGGACGGCGCTGTTGGCGGCGGCGGTGAAGAGGGGGATGGTTTGCGCGGTGTTCGCGGTGGCTTCGGTGAGGTCTTCGTGCGTGACCACGGCCACATGGGTGGCTTTGTGGTAGGCGGCCTCGGCGGTCATAACAGGCAGGAATTGCATGGGAGTTTCTCCAGAGAGGTGAAAGGGTAGGGCGTGGGTCAGGAAGTTCCCCCCGCCCTGGTCCATCACGGAGCGCAGGGCGGGGGAGTGGGGGTTTAGCTGTCGATGACAGCGCTGAACTGGCCGAGGGGGTTCAAGCAGCGGAGCTCGAAGATCGCGTCCACGATGGCCTTGTGACCGCCGCCCTGGTAGGGCAGGCGCACAACGCGGGGGGCGCGCATGTAGTTGAAGTTCCACATGTCGGGGACCACGAACAGGCCGGACAGGTGGGTGCCCGCGGTGGGTTCGGCTTCGTCCGCCAGGGAGTAGCGGAGGAAGGGCGCGACCATGAGATCGACGCTGCAGGACGTAATTTCGATGCGGTCAACGCATTCGAGGTAGGTCTTGGCGGCGGCGTCCATGTTCAGGCTCTGCACCTGGAGCTTGTTGGCGACGTTGTCGCGGTAGCTCAACCAGGTGTCGAACACGCCTTTGAGGTCGATGCCGACGAGGCCCAGCATGTTGGCCTTGGCATTGCGCTCCTTGTAGGCGGAAATAGCCAGGGCCTTGAAGGCGGCTTCGGTGAAGTTCGCCAGGGTGCCGGTGTAGCGACCGGAGGGGCGGTATCCGGCGGGAACGGGGCGGGTGGCCTGCGCGGCGGTCTGCAAGTAGCAGAAGGCGCCACGGGTGCGGAGGCCGGGCTCGGTGTCGTTCATGTCCCATTCGGACAGGAGCGAGGACTCGATGGAGTGTTTGCTCACAACGAGGGCCTGCTCGATCTGGTGGGCCATTTCGTCGGTGATGCCGTGAACGTCCATTTCCTGGGAAATGTCGGTGACGGCGGGCTGCTGCCAGGTCTTCTGGATGCAGGAATCGATCAGTCCGCGCGTCTGCGAGCTGGGCTGGTTGGCATCGACACCGTCGGGGACGCCGGTGGTGCGGGGCTTGTTGTAGGACTCCACCTGGGAAGAGGTGACGCGGGCGTCGGAGTTCTTCTTGGTTTTCTTCAGGAGGGTCATGAAGGGGGTATTGGGAGCCTCGACGTTGGCGATGGCTTCTTCCCACGATTCATATACGCCGGTTTGAGTGGCTTCGTTCAGGGCAGGCATGGTGATTTTCTCCGATAGGGATTGGATTGGGGGTGTCAGCTCCGCCGCTGGATGCGCTTGGATACAAGGGCAAGGAGGTTGGCTTCGCTGTTGGTTCCGGTACCGCTGCGAGCGGTGCCGGAGGGGGAGGCGCGTCCGCCGGTGGGTTCCGCGGGAGGGGTCCGACGTTGGACCTGGGCGGAAGGGGCGGGTGCGGTCTTGGCGGCGAGGCGGAGTTTGCGTCCGCGCAGGAGGTCGCCGATCAGGAGTTTCGCCTCGGGATTGCCCCGCAGGCCGGGAATGACTTTGAAGAGCCGGGCGGCTTCCTTGGCTTCCGGACTGTTGGCGTCCAGGAGGGCCGGGTAGTGCTTGGAAACGAGTTCGTTCTCGATTCGTTCGCGCTGCAGGATGAGCTTTTCGGCGGCAGGCAGGGAGAGATCGCGTTCGTCTTCGAGGTCGGCCCGAATCGCTTCGAGTTCCTCGACATCGAGGACTTCACCGTTGGGGGCGGTGTATTCGCCCTTGCGGATGGCAGTCTCGACGGTGCGGAGTTGCTTGCGCAGTTCCGCGCGACGGCTGTCGATTTCAGCCTGGCTCTCGAAGACGCGGTTGTTGCCGGCATTGGAAGCCAGTTGCGACTGTGCCTGGGAGAGGCGTTCTTCCGCTTCGGCAAGTTTGCTTTCGGCGGCTTTGCGCTTGGCGATTTCGGCGAGAACCCGCTTCTGGGCCCGGGACTTGCGCTCTTGGCGTTCGTCGTCGGACTCGTCGGCGGGAGAATCGTCGGCATCGCCGTCATTCTCGGGATCCGCGTCGGTGTCGGCGGGGTCGCCGTCACTGGGATCCGTGTCGGGGGCATCGGTGGGGATGTCCTCGGTGGGGGTTTCAACGACGGTGGTGTCGTCGATCGCGGCGGCTTCGGTGCCGGTGGCCGCGGGGGCCGGGGTTTCCTTGCGGAGGAGGTGTTTGATAGCGTCTTTCATGTCTCTCTTGGGGTCGCTGACACGGTTGCGAATCGCGCGGAGTGCGCGGTGAATGGTGGCGTTATAAATGCGCGGGTGTCGTTTGGTCAAAAGAGGCGAAAAAAAGCCCCCGGCGGAGGGCCGGGGGGAGAGAGAGTTGAAGGTTGGAAGGTTGGGAAAGTTTCAGGTTTCTGGTTTCAGGTTGAAAAGAAGAGGATACGGGATACGGGATACAGGATTTTATTCCTGCCTTTATCCGTGTGAATCCGTGTTCATCCGTGGTTTGGTTTTCTTATCCTTTATCCTTTCTCCCGTATCCCGTATCCGCGCCTCCGGCGCTTTTCCCCAAATCCGATCCCACGCCGCCTCCCTGGCCGCGCGGTTCGGTGTCCGGGTATCCGCCGACCCCTTCCCCGCGCTCATTCCTCCCCCTCCCACTTTGCAAACGCCCGGCCAATCAACGCCACGATCCGCGCCTCATCGTCGCCTTGATCGGCGCAGTCGAACACGGGCAAAAAGTCCTGCTCCAGAAGCCTGTCAATGTTCCACGTCGGCATCGATTCCTCGGGAGAGGTGTACGTCCCCCGCGAAAGGCGAAACCCATGCGCGGCCAACCCGTCGGCGAAGGGCTGGATGTTGGGCGGCCAAGTGCTCATACGCCCTCCGATTTGGCGAGTAGGTTATCATCCATGAAATACGGATCATGTTTGCGGTAAGCGGCCAACGCCTCCCGCAATTCCCGCACAAGCGCGGCGAGTTCGGCTGGGGTGCGGTTGGTCTGGTTGGTGACGGTCCCGGCTTCGGCGATGAGGGCCGAGTCCGCCAATCTACTAGACTCATATCGCATAGCTGAATTGACGCACGCGCCGCCGCAATATCCGGCTGACTTAAACGATGGCGCATCCAAGTGCAGACCAGTTTTCGACAGCCGCCAGACGCCCGGCGTGATAGCCAGCTTTCCATCGCTGTCGCGGATCGGTGAGGCGGTCATGAAGACACCTGTTGTTCGTTGTGTTTAATCGCAGCCCAATGCCAATCGTCCGCATAACCAGTTTCAAAATCGGTTGACGTGACGATGCAGTTTAGGGCGCATTTGTCACCGCCCTGCAAGTCGGCGGAAATATCCAACGCGCACTCGTTGCTCATGTCCTCTTTAAATGCGTCAATCGCTTCGGGTACGGATTCGCGGATTAGCGGTGTCACGGAAACCTTGGTGTGGAAACCGCCTCGTCTATCAACCCATGACGTTTTTGTGTATCGAGCGATGACGTAAAACGGGCGTTTGGGTGACGCGCTCATGCGGCCACCTCCGCCAGCGCGGGCGGCTCGGGTGCAGCGGGCGGGGCTTTGATCGCGTCGAGTTCGGCGCGAAGTTTGGCCGCCTCAAGGTGCATCGGAGAGTCATTAGCCTCCAGCATCCGCGCAACGCACTCAAGGGCAAACTCACCCTGTCGCTTGTTTCCCATAACAGCGGATTCGGAAAAACCCAACGCTTCGGCAACGCGCACGGTCGCCTTGCAGTGTCGATAATCGACTTCGGCGTTGTCAAGTTCAACGCCTCGCAGTCGGCTTACTTCATCCGCCAGCGCAATCGCGCAATCCAGCCAATGTGAATCGGCGCGATCACGGCGGACTGCGCGGATGTCAGCCAGGGCTTGTTCAGGGGTCAGGTGGTTCATGTGCTTTCCACTTCGCTGGCGGTCGCCAGCAGTTCAGGGTTGACGGGGGCGGGGCGGTGGGTGTCGATCAGGTCGCCGCCTTGGGCGGTGATCCAGTAGCCGCGCAGGGGCGCATCGTCGGATTCCAGGTGTCCGCTTTTGAAGGCTTCGTGGAATGTTCTGGCAAGAATGTCCCGTGGAGCGCGAATGCGCGGAAACAGATAGGTGACGTGACAGGGCCGGTTGCTGGCATTCACGTCCGCTACAACGCGGAGGATTTCAACGAGTAAATATTCGGTCATTCTGCACCGCCTTCCCAGCAGGCGTCCGCAATCGCGGACCAGTCGGGATTTGTGAGGGTGTAGGTTTGACCCTTGCAGGTCCATTGGTAGGTTTCAGGTTTCATGTTTCTGGTTTCTGGTTAATGTCCGACGAGGTGGACGTGACGTTTTCCCGGCACGACAAAGCCGGATTTCAAAACATAGGGCGGGTCCTGCCGGATCGTCCACCAGGCGCGGCAGACGGGGCACACAAACTCATCTCGCTTGATGCAGGCTGCATCGAAGTCCGTCTCATGCCCACAAGGTCCACGGACAATGCACATCGAGGCCGGTAGCGCGGTCACTTTGATGCCTCCATCCGGTCCAAGGCGGCTTCGCTCTGCGCCTGGGCGGCGTCGATGCGGTTGCAGAGGTGCAGCATGAGCAGCATCCACAGGATCAACCAGAAGATGCCAATGAGCCAGTCGAGCCATTTGCGGGAGGCGGGGCGTCCGTCGAGGCGGAGGGGGCGGAGATCGATGGTCGGGGTCATGCTGCGACTCCTTTCAGGGCTTTGAGCATTCGGGAGGCAAACTCGGCTTCGGCTTTGGCGTCGGCAATGGCGCTGTGATGGCCTTCGTGTTTGGGGGCTTTGAGGCGGAGGCTGTTGCGGAGGGTGCGGAGGTCCTGCCGTTCGAAGTAGTCCCAGGGGCGGCGGAGGTCGAGGGTCCGCATCCAGACTTCAATCGGGGAGAGGTCCATCTCGGGGTCGTTGCCCCAGACGGCCTGGCAGTCGTTGCGGTTCCACGCGGCGATGATGGACATGCAGATGTGTTTCAAGGTGTCGGTCGCCTTGGCCTGTCGGCGGGCGTGCCAGACGGCGGGGTGCCCCGCGCGGATCAGGTCGATCCACCAGCAGACGGTCGCAGAGGAACACTGTCCGTTGTCGGGTTCGGGGAAGAAGGTAAATTCTTCGGTGACTTCGCCGCTGTCGGGGTCGAAAATGACGACGCCGACTTCAACGACTTCCGGCATGACGCCGGGGGGAAGTTCCTCGCGGAGGCCGAGGGTTTCGAGGTCTATGAGCATGTGCTTCATGTTATAGGTTTCTGGTTTCAGGTTTCAGGTTTCTGGTTGAAGAGAAGAGGTTCAACCACGGATGGACACGGATGAACACGGATGAAGGCGCTCACGCTGCACGACCAAGAGATTTCCCCACTCCAAATTTGTTGGTGTTGGCATGGTCTGGCAGTCTGCATTTCCTTTATCCGTGTTCATCCGTGTCCGTCCGTGGTTGATTTGCTGCTACTCCACAGGCAGGAATACCTGTGTTACATAAGATGGGTGATGTCTTGGGCGCTCTTCTGGAGGTCGGCGAGGGTGAGGCCGGGGTGTTTGAAAAGGCGGTCGATGAGTTCGGCGGGGACTCGCTGGCGGAAGAGGGCGGCGAGATCGTCGGCGGTGAGGGTCATGTCGCGCTCGGTCCATTCGAGGTCCCACACGGTTTGCCATTCGCCGCCGGGGAGGGCGCGGGTGGCCTGGACGTAGAAGGGCTGAAAGCCGTTCATGCGGTGGCGGTAGCGGACGGCCTTGGCGATGCGGTGATGGTTGTCGGCCCAGAGCTGTTTGCCGTCGTCCCATTCGATGATGTATTCGACGAAGTCGAGGTCATCGACGGATTCGCGGCTGGGAAGGTCCCAGAAGGAGCTGTCGATGCGGGAGATCATGCGGGGGCCTGGGTGTCGGGGAGTTCGTTGCCGCAGGCGGCGAGGATGAGGCCCTGTTCGATGGTGTGGAGGGCGGCGCATTCGCCGGCCACGTAGGCGCGGCCTTCGGCGGTGAGTTCGGAGGCGCCGGGCCCGGGCGGGGCGATGAGGTCGCCGAGGCGCTCTTCTCGCCAGTGGCGGAGGCGGGCGAGGACGGCGAGGAAGACGGGGTCGTTCTGGCGTCCGCGTAAGGCGCGGTTGGCCTCGGGTTCGCTCATGGTGGCGAAGAGGGAGGCGAGGAGGGGAATGGACAGGACAATGTCCTGGGTGCTGGGGGCCTTGGTCCCGCTTCCGGCGGGGGGGGTGGCGTTGGGGCTCATGGGAGTTCTCCTTTTTGGGTTGGTGAGCTACATATTCGTTGCGGTGGAATCACCCTTGCGGGGTTGAGAGAGCGAGCTGTCCGAGCTGGCGGCCGATTTGGGCGTTTTCGGTCTGCTGGATTTGGTTTTCGAGGTGTTCGAGGCGGGCGTCGAGGATGGCGCGGGCGTCGTCGGGGATGCGGGAAAGGAGGGCGGGGTTGCTTTGGAGGATGCGCTGGAGGGTGGCGTAGCGGGTGCGGAAGTCCTGGCCGTCTTCGGCCATGGGGGGCTCTACGCCGGACATGATCTTGGCGAAGTTGGCTTCTTCGTCTTTCTCTTCCATCTGGTTGGCGGCTTCGACGGAGCGGAGCATCTGGTTGGCGAGGGTGGGGGAGAGGAGGCGGGCGAGGTAATCGACGGCTTCGGCGCGGATGATGGTCTGGTCGGTGTCGATGGTGAGGAGAATGTCGCGGATGATCTGGCCGACGGTCTGGACGTATTCGAGGTTGAAGGATTCGGCGGCGAAGGAGATTTGAATGTCGGGGAGGGTGAGGATGCTTTCGCGGAGCAGCTCAATATCGAATTCTTCGGGCTTGGCTTTGGTGACGCGCTGGATTTCGGCGGGGGTGGCGTATTCGATGGAGAGCTGGAGGATTTGCCGGATGACCTGTTTGAGGACGTCGAGGTAGTCTTCGATGAGGTCTTGGGTGAGGACTTGCTGGACGATGGCGTTGATCTCGACGATGGGCATGCCGAAGTAGTTGGCGACGCTCTGGAGGATGCGGTCCTGCATCTCGAGGGTGTTCTGGGGGAGGGGAGGGAGGACGGCGGGCTCGATCTTCTCCTGGCGGCGCTTGCGGATGAGGCCGAGGGGCTTCCATTTGAGGTCGCGTTCGGTGATGAGGGAGTCGGAGAAGAAGGGGGGGAGGGAGGCGAGCTGGGCGTGATCGGAGGAAAGGTCGCGGAGGATTTTGAGGAAGGATTGGTCGGTGGTGACGAGTTCGGAGATGCCGCGGGAGTCAAGGAGGTTTTCGGTGGTGACTTCGCGGACGTACCAGACGAAGGGGAAATCGCCGTGGGGGTAGTCGAGGAGGCGGAGATCGGCGGCGGGGGTGTCGATGTAGTAGGAGAAGGGGAGGACGAAGATGCCGTTGACGCCGTCGTCGGTGGCGGAGCGGGTGTAGGCGCAGATGACTTCGTAGAGGTTTTTGGTTTCGGGGGCGGGCCGGTTGTAGGTGTCGGTGTTGGTGGTCCAGTTGTCGAGGCCAAGGTTTTCGGGGACGACGGATTTTCCGGCTTTGGTGAGGAGCTGGGTGCAGAAATCGGGGGTCCATTCGCCGGATTCCTGCATGGCGAGGACTTCGGCTTGGGTGTACCAGGCGCGTTTGTAGATGACGCGGCAGCGGTCGGGGTGGCGGGTGGCGGAGGGGACGAAAACATCCTGCCAGATGCGCTGGGCCTCGATGCGGGGCTGGTTGCGGTGGGTGTAGGGTTCGGGGAAGGAGGCTCTGCCCTGCTCGCGGAGGGTCTTGATGGATCCACGAACGGTCGCCGGCTTGAGGGTCGGGAAGCGTTGGAGCAGGGCAGAAAGGAGCTCGTCTTCGCGGGCGGGGTCGGTGACGAGGGATTCGATGTTGTCGATGGCGGCTTCGTCGATGGGGACGCCGGAGGTGACGAGGTATTCGAGGAAGTCTTCGATGCCAAATTCGACGAGGCGGACGCGGGTTTCGCGTTCCCATGTGACGTGGAGGAGGGAGACGGCGGGGGAATCGCCGTGGGTCCAGTTGAGCCAGCGTTCCAACTCGAAGCGCCATTCGTGGCCGATGAGGTTGTTGAGGATGTGGCTGCACCAGGTCTGGATGTGGGAGGCGAGGGGGCTGGCGGTGGCCTCGGTGGGGGCGATGCGGACGTTGCCGCGGCGGGCGGCGAGCTTGAGGGTGGCGACGGTGAGGCGGATGATGAAGTCGGCGGTGCGGACGCGGGCGTCGGAGGCTTTGTCGAAGGGGAAGGCGGCGGGGCCGTCGGCGAGATCGTGTTTGCGTCCGTCGGGGTGCTGGCCGTCCCAGAGGCAGTAGCGGACTTGCTCGGCGTAGTGGCGGCGGGTCCAGATATCCGTGAGATTGGCATTGCGGACTTCCTGGAGTCCGTCTTTGATGGCTTTGAACTGCTCCTCGCCGCAGGGCTTGGATTGGCCCTGTCCGGGAACGGTTTCGATGCTGGCGGTGGTGGTGGTGTTTCGCTTCATTTGACCCTCATGCGCGAAGATAGCCGAAAGGTGAAATCACCTGCAAGTAAAAAATGAAATTATTTTTCGGGGTCTGTTTTCGGGCGGAGGGCGCGGGCTCTGCCGGTGGGGAAGATGTAGACCCAGCGGGTGATTCCGTCGGAGAAGGGCATGGGGAAATGTCGCTTGCCGTGCAGGAACCAGGTGGGGACCTCGATGACGACATCCTTGCGGAGATCGACAACGTGGCAGGTGATTCGTGCGGGTTGTGCGGCGGCGACCATGGGGGGATTATACGCTTTCGGTTTCGGGAGGGGAATCCTTTTCGTCGTGCTTGAGCGCGGAGGGGGGGAGGGTGGCGACCCACGCTTCGATTTCGGTGCGGTAGAATATCTCTTCGGCTCCGGCGTAGGTGCCGTCGTAGGGGGTGATGGCGCCTTCGGTGACGGCTTTGCGGATGCGGTATTTGCTGGGGCCGTATTCGCGGGTGATGTCGGGGCGTTTGATGAGGATGGTTTTCATGGGGGAGGGGGAGTTTCTGGTTTCTGGTTTCAGGTTTCTGGTTTCAGGTTTCTGGTTTCAGGTTGAAGAGAAAAGGGTTTGGGGTTAGTAGCTTCCCCCGCCTACGGTTGTATAATAATTTCCGGAGCCTACGTCTTGGAGGTCGGAGGCGAAGGCGTAGCGGGCTAGGTCGATGAAGTCTTTGCAGGCGCCGCGCTGGCCGTCTTCGCCGGTCCAGATTTTGAGGGCGAAAATCATGTTGGTGCAGCGGTCGGAGATGTAGAGTTTGGGGCGGTTGGTGTAGGAGAGGGGCTGTTCGTTGTTGTAGGAGAGGGCGTCGGTGATGAGGTGGACGGCGGATTGGGTGTCGCCGGGGGCGAGGGACCCGGCGGGGCCGAGGTGGACGGGGATGAAGTCGAGGCCGATGTCTTCGAGTTCTTCGAGGAGGGTGACGGAGCCTTCGGCGGTGGCGGTGGAGGAGTTGGCGGGGCGGGCGTCGATGTAGCGGGCGTGGATGCGCTCTTTGGTTTTGGGGCCGGGGGTCCATTCGCGGGGCTTGTCGAGGTGGGTGGCGGGGATGTCCCAGCCTTCGAGGCGGGCGAGTTCCTGTTTGTAGCGGAGGAGGGAGAAGCCGAAGGGGTTTTGGGCGGGGCCTTTGCGGCCGTCTTTGCGTTTGCCGTCGATCTCGGCCCAGGGGCCGGGGAGGCCTATGCCGGGTATGGGGTAGGGACCGGGCCATTCGCGGTAGAAGTAGACGGTGTCGTGGTTGACGCGGACCCAGAGGAAGCCGAAGTTGCGGCCGCCGGAGGGGTCGCAGATGAGGTAGTTGGTGCCGGCAAGGGGAATTTTGTCGTCGGGGAGGACGTGGATGCGTTCGTCGAACATGGGGAAGCGGCAGGACATGGTTTTGGTGGCGATGCCGTAGAAGCGTTCGCGGATTTCGTCCTGTGTTTTTCCGGCGGATTTGGCGATGACGCCGGAGGGGTTGCCGTAGGGGTTGTCGGCGGAGTGGAAGTAGACGACGGCGTGTTGGTATTCGATGCGTCCGCCGCGTTCGGTGCCGATGCCGCGAAGGATGCGGGGGACTTTCTTGAATTTGCGTCCGGGCGGGGGGAGGGGCTGGGAGGGGGTGCCGAGTATCCAGGCGTGGACGTCTTCGGGAATGGAGTTGGGGCCGTAGCCGATGTCTTTGTGGCCGCCGCGGTAGGCGTTGAGCCAGGCTTGTTCGGTGGGGAAGCCGAGGGCGGCCCATTCGAGGGCGGGGCCTTCGTCGTCGGGGCAGAGGTAGGCGATGGTTTCGCGGACGGGGGTGGAGCCTTCGGTGAGCATGCGGACGGT